GGCGGGGGGTGGGGGCATCGAGTTCCTCCTGCGCGACGATTTTGTGACCGCCGCAGCCGCGCCGCTGGCAAGCCCGCGCACGGCAGAGCCAGGGCCGGGGACGTTGACGATTACGGATACGGGCAATCGCTTGTCCATTAGCGGCGGCGCGGTTACAAAGGCGGCTGGCGTGGGTACGACAACTGACCCGTCCATCTCTGACGCAGCGCGTACCAGGGCAGCGGGACTTGCTATGTTTGCCAAATATACGCCTGTCAGCGGCGACAGCGTCGAGATTGGTTTCGCCGCAAGTGCCAACGATCGAGCGATAATTGGTGGATGGCGTTGTAGTTCGTCAGTTTTACTCAATATCTGGACAGGCACAGGTTCGACCGGCATTACAACAGGGCTGACGTATGCAGATGGCGTCGAAGAAACGCTCGCGCTTGTGCTACGCAGCAACGGCTATTTACCGTTTCGCAAAGTGGCTGGCGTGTGGACATTGGCCTATGTCGAGTCGGCAGGCAACACGGCTACGCTCTATCCTGGTTTTTCCAACATGACTCAAGCTGCCACACTCGACACCTTCCGCGTGCGCGACCTACCCGCGCCGTTTAACACGGACTACGGTCTAGCCACGGACAGGCTGGCGGGTGCGGTGAGCGCAGGGACAACGTTTACGCACGAGGCGAACTGCGTGATTGAGTGGACGCAGACGACTGTGCCGAGTGCGGGTTCTGTATTTGTAAGGTTCCGCGTCCAAGACGCTAGTAATTATTGGCAAATAGCTATCGGAGCATCAACCACACTTTACCTGGACGAAGTTGTCGCCGGAGTCGGAACTACGCGAGGGGCTTCGGCTTCTGCGGTAAGCAACGGCAACCGCATTGTAGTTGTAGCGGATGGCAGCACCGTTCGCGTCTACTCTAACAACGTTCTCAAAATAACCTATTCGAGCGCGAGCAATTTCGCCACAGAGACAGATGGCTCATTGCCTTCGCTCGGCACAGGCGGCACGGTGTCCGATGTAATTTCGTGGCCCAGGACTTTGACGGGAACCGCCGCCACCATTCTCGACCAGAGCGTAGCGTAAGGGGGTGTAGTGTGAAGGCAATCATCATTGCGAAGATGAAAACAGGCGCACTCACACGAGGTCAATTCGACGCAGGCGCAGCGGGCGATGCGGTGAATTTTGTGCATTGCGGTGTGGACTTGCCGGGGAACTATCAGGCGTACATCGTGACGGGTACAGGGGCGCAGTTGACCGCGATTAGCCAGCACGCCAACTTCGTGGCGGGGCAACAGATCAGCAAGAACGGCGAGGTCTACGCCTGGGAGGATAGCCGCACCGCGATTGCGCCTGGGGCCGCTACCGAAATCAACACTTGGCTTGTGGCAAACGGGCATGAACCGCTGACCGCGCAGGACAGCATTTTGGATTTGTTGCGAATCTTTGCGCCGGACTACGAACCTGGGCAGGACGATGTGGCGGAATAGCCTGTCTGTCGTCCCCTAAGCAAAACCCCCTCGCGGGAGGGGGCTTGCGTCACGGCGGCACGATTGCCGCAAGAGCGCAGGGGAGGTGTGTGGACTGAAACCGCAGAACGGACAATTTGGAGGCAACGATGATCGGGCCAATCACCGCATTTCTAGAAGCCGCCTCGGTCGCTGCAAAGTGGCGCAAGGTGCGGGCCATCGAACGACGGCTTGAGCGTGACATGGCGAAGGCGTTTCGAGCGCAGGGAAAAACTTTTGTGAAACGCTTTGCTTCCTTGCAGGGAAGATTCAGCGAAAGCATCGGTGATGACGACTGGCTAGGCATCTGGGACGATACCGCACAGGTGACCGATCAACTGTTTATCCGCCCGATCCAAAGAGCCGTGCAACTGTCGCTGGTGGCCGCCGCAACGGAATTGATTGCTGACCTGGAGGTTGACTACACCTTCGCGCTGCGGAATCCGAGAGCCGTGGCTTATGTCGAGTCGCATGGTGCCGAACTTGTGCGAGGCATTGCCGATACAACCAGGGATTACCTACGCACCGTCATCACCGAAGGCGTTGACAATGGGTGGAGTTACAATCGCATTGCTGCTCGGATTAGCGAACGATTCACTGAGTTCGCTGTCGGGCGGCCACAGGATCATATTGAGTCAAGGGCGCATTTGATTGCGATCACAGAAGTTGGTCAAAGTTACGAGGCTGGAAACGAGATTGTGGTCAGAGACCTTGCTGATGCAGGTCTCAGGATGGAAAAGAAGTGGTCTACGATTGGCGACAAACGTGTAAGTGCCGGTTGTCGAGAGAACGAGGCTGAGGGGTGGATACCGGTCGATGAGCAGCACGCATCAGGGCATATGCACCCGTTAAGGTTTCCAGGCTGTCGATGTACGGAGTTGTATCGCAGAGCCAGGGGCTAACATGAGTGACAGGCTAAACGTGACACCAAGTGAACGAGTTGCCATCGTGACACTGGAGCTTGCGCAGGGGAAAGAGCTTGATCCTGAGCAGGTTGCAAAGATGACCGAATGTGATTTATCTACCGCTTATCGGGTGCTGGATCGCATCAGTCGCGTCATCCCTTTGTACGAGGATGAAGGGCGATGGTCACTATTGCGGGACAATCTAAATCTCAATATTGGGTAATTCGCACGCAGTGCAAAAAGAATCTGCTAGGTTGAGCGTAGGCACAAAAGCCTACGCTTTTTTATTCCTGGGGGAAACATGGCCGGACGCAAATTTAGCAAGGCAAACGAAACGAAGCTTCGTGCAGCGTTGGAGTCAATCACCGCGCTCTTGGATCAACTGGAAGGCGATGAAGAATCCGACAGCGAAGATGCAAAGGAAGCTCGCCGCCTATTAAGCGAAGCGGCCAACCTGGGTAACTGGCTGGAGAGTCGGATTCACCTGGCGTTCACGGAGATTGCCGATCAACTCTTTGGGGATGGGCGGCTGAATCGCGAGGAACGCATTGCGTTATCTTCTGCCATCGGTGAAGCGTTAACAGCGTTTAATGCGGCCATTGCAACCAACATGCCCGGCCTTTACGAGCGCGAACCGTGGCGAGAAGCTCCAGGGCCAGCGGATATGAGCGAGGCGGCTATTGACGCTGAGTTTGTTCCCCTTGTCGAAAAAGCTGTGCGGCGGGATGGAACAGCAGCCGTCAAGATCATTGCGCCTGGTTGGGGTTCTAGTGGATTTTATCCCAAAGAGGTACTAGAGCGCGATGGGCCAAAGGTGTTCACCAAAGGTCTCCACATGATGTGGGATCATCCCACACCGACAGAGGAGGCCATGCGTCCAGAGGGAAGCCTTACAGCCCTGGCAGGCGAGCTAATCAGCGATGCGCGTTACCTTGAAAACGGGCCACAAGGGGCGGGTCTCTATGCCGACGCCAAAGTTTTCAAGCCCTATCAGGAGGCTGTCAACGAGCTTGCGCCCCATATCGGCGTGTCGATTCGCGCTACTGGTCGCGCCACGCAGGGGGAAGCTGAGGGGCGCAAGGGGCCAATTGTACAGGCATTAACCGCTGCCAAGTCAGTCGATTACGTTACGGCTGCAGGAGCAGGCGGCAGAATTTTGGAGATGTTTGAGGCGGCAAGGCCGCAACCGGCTATTGTTCACAGGGAGGATACGGTGGACGAAAAGAAGTTGAACGAGGCTCTTGCCTCACGAGATCAAGAGATTGCGCGCCTGCGCGAGTCCATGCTGTTGCGCGACGCCAAAGACTATGTGCGTGCGGCAGTGGCAACCGCCAACGTGCCCGATGTAACGAAGGCACGGCTGGTCGAAAGTCTGAGTGTTAACCCGCCTGTCAAAGACGGCGCGCTTGACACCGAAACCTACGCCACTCGCATCGCTGAGGCGGTCAAGGCAGAGGTTGAATACCTCACCAAAGCAGCCGGATACGGCTCTGGGCGCATTGAGGGCATGGGCGGCACCGCGCACGTCCACCCTCTCGAAGTCAAGGCTGAAGAGAACCAGTCCAAGCTGAACGCAGCCTTCCAGCGACTTGGCTTGAGCGAGAGTGCTGCCGCTGTTGCAGCAAAGGGGCGAGGTTACTAATGGCTACAAATTTGCATATGAATGATGGCCGCTACCTCACTGGGGCGGCAACGCAACCGGCAACGCCTGTCAGCGGCGATCCCGTACTGCTAGGGCAAATCCCCGGCGTGGCCTTAACCGACGAAGCCGAAGGCGGAAATGCAGCGGGCGAAATCACCATTGACACCGGCGGGGTCTACAACCTCTCGGTCAAGGGAGAAAACCAGTCAGGCAACTCGGCTGTCGCAATCGGTGACATCATTTATTACGAGGCGGGCCAAACGCCTACGCTCAACAAAGATGCGACCAACGGTGTGCGTTTTGGATATGCGCTTGGCACAGTTGGCTCCGGCCAGACTGCCACCATTCCCGTGAAGATTGGATACTAACATGGCACCTGAAACCTTTATCCAGATTAACGAAGCCGAACTGTTCGGCTTCCAACGCCGCCGCCAGCAGTTCCGTGAGGCACAGGTCGCTGCGGCAACCGAGTTTATTGCCGACCTGCTGACAGGCCGTGTGCCGAGCTACTATCTGCGCGAGGCATTGACCCTGCACACACCGGCAGTGGTCAGTTCGATCATGGGCAACTACCCGGGCATCATTCGGGTCAGCGAATCAATGACCACCAGCGATTTCCCGAACCTGGCCGGTGATGTGCTGGATCGCATGTTGCTTGCTCGCTTCCGTGAATGGCCTGCGGCATGGCGGCGATTTGTCAAAGTGACCACGCTGCGCGACTTCCGCGCGGTGGATCGCTTTGCCGTCGATGGACTTGAGGGTCAGTGGAGCAGCGTGCCCGAAGGGGCGGAAATCACCTACGGTGAAATCTCGGAAACTGCGTACAGCTATGCGCCAAAGAAGTATGCAAAGGGTGCAAAACTGTCGTTCGAGCTAATGATGAACGATGACCTCGGCGCGTTCGAGGACATTCCTGACCGGCTCGGACGTGGCGGCGCGCGCACCATTGCCAAGTTCGCGACTGAGCTTTATGTCGATTCCACAGGGCCACACGCCTCGCTCTATGCGGGTGGTAATAACAACATTGTCACGGGCAATCCGGCCTTGTCTGTCACCGCACTGCACACAGCTTATGGCGTGCTGGCGGCGCAGACCGACGAAGACGGCGAACCCATCGTGCTGGAGTCGGTCATCCTCGTAGTGCCGCCCGCCCTGGAAATCACAGCGCGCAACATTGTCAACGCTACACAGGTCTTTATGACCACTGCCGGTGGTGCCAGTGGTCAAGAGATGGCGGTTAACAACTGGTTTGGTTCCCGCTTCGAGGTTGTGGTTGACCCCTATATCCCGATCGTCGCCTCTAGTGCCAACGGCAACACGAGTTGGTTCCTCTTTGCCAATCCAAGCACCGGACGCCCTGCGCTCGAAATGGGCTTCGTGCGTGGCTTTGCAGAGCCTCAGCTGTATCAAAAGCAAGCCAACACCGTGCGCGTCGGCGGTGGCGTCGATCAGATGGCTGGCGAATTTGGCACGATGTCTCAAGAATACAAGGGTGTTGTGGCATTCGGCGGCACACGTCTTGACCCGAAGGCAACCGTGGGCAGTGAAGGGGATGGCAGCTAATGGCTAAGTTACCAACACCAGCCACCAGCGGCGAGATGTTTATGAATGCCGCTGTCGAGGAATTGCAGCGACTGAATCGCAACATCGAGAAGTTGCTGGATGCCCTGCAGCCGGTAGAGCCGGTAGAGCAGGGCGAGGAAGTCGAACTCAAAGAGCCGGAAAAGAAGCCTGCCACCCGAGACGCCAAGCAAGCAGCGGATAAGGCAACGAAGAAGGGCTAACAATGGCCTTTACGTATAACTTGGTTGACAGCCCGACGATCAGCAAGATTCGGGCCATCATCCCTGACAACAACGCATCGACGTACGTGTTCGAAGACGAGGAAGTCGAAGCCTTCTATGTCATCGAAGGCAGTAGCCTAAAACGGGCTGCTGCCCTTGCCCTAGAGACCATCGCTTCTAATGAGGCGATGGTTCTCAAGGTAATTCGCTTACTTGACATCTCGACTGATGGCGCAAAGGTGGCAGACTCGCTGCTCAAACGGGCTGCACTGCTACGCAAACAGGCCGACGACGAAGAGGTAGCGTCGGATGCGGGCTTCGACATTGCAGAGATGGTATTCAGTCCATTTGGTTACTGGCATCATCTGACCAACGAATCCATGAGAGGTTCATAGATGGCACGCACACCGATTAGCCGCACGACCCTATCTGCTGCAGGACTCAATTTGACCGATGCTTCGTTCTCGACACTCTCCACCGGTGCGGGCAATGGCATTGAAGTGCCCTACCGCGAAGGCGACGTGTTGATTCTCAAAAACGACACGGGGGGCGCAGCGGTGTTCACAGTCAAAGTGCGGCAACCGCAAGCCTTCACCAATTTGGGCATTACCGTGCCTGACGAAACGCTCACTGTGGCAAACGGCAAGACGTACATTGTCCCGCTGTCTCCCGTTTTTAAACAGACTGACGGCGACATCTATGTTGACTGTGGCGTGGCGGGCAAGGTCATCTGCCTGGCGGTGAGTGGCTAATGCAGCAGCGCGGCATTGTCCATCCTGCACTGTTGGATCGGGTGCAGCCGAACTTCTATCCGTCGCTTTGCACGATTCAGGAGTTGGGTACGGCGCAGGATGAGTACGGGCAGGAAACAGGCGAGCCGGTTGACTTGGAAGATCATATCAACGTCCCCTGTCGCATTGCGCCTGTCGTGGCACCGAGCGAGCAACGCAGCAGCCAGCAGGTTTTTGTTGAGGGCAAATATGCTGTTGCGCTGAATGGCTACTATCCGGCCATTGAAGAGGATATGGTAGCAGTCGTGGATGGCACGATTTATGACATTGAGTTTGTGGCCCACGATGGCAATCAACAGACAACTAGGCTCAATGTAAGGCTGGTCGAGTGATGCCGATAGAGGTCAGAGGCTCAAAGTCGCTCAAACGCAAACTAGACCAGCTTGGCGAAGCAGGCAAGGGACGCATGATGGTTCGCGCGTTGAAAGCCGGTGCGCTGGTTCAGGTCAACGAGGCACAACGCACGGTACGGCGAGTGACAGGCAATCTGGCGCGCTCCATCCATATCGGCGGGGAGGCGGATGAGGGTGGCGTGGTTCAACGGACAGGCGACCCCGTGCCCGAACCGGAGACCGACAATACAAGTGCCGCAGTCTACTGGGGCACCGACGTGGAATATGCGCGGCGGGTCGAACTGGGCTTTGAGGGGCCGGATGCGCTAGGTCGTGATTTTCACCAACCGGCACAGCCTTATATGCGCCCTGCAGTGGACACTACGCGCCGAGAGACGCAGAGTGAAGTGGCAGAAGCGATGCGTGACTTGATTCGGGCGGCGATTGCATGAGTGACGTGGCGACAGTGTTACATGCTCACCTGGCAGGCCATTCAGGTCTCAATGCGTTGATAGGCAGTCGGGTCTATCCCGTGCAGTTACCAGGCACAGCCGTGTTGCCTGCAATAACGTATCAGCGCATCGATACAATGCCGGTACAACATCGCAGCAGCCAGCGCGCCAACTATGGCCGTCCACGCTTTCAGATTGACGGTTGGGCCACGACCTACGGGGGCGCATCTGTGTTGCGAAAACAGATTCGGGAAGCGATGGGCGATTTTACCAGAGAGGATGAGCCACGCATCGACGTGGCACTGCTGAAAGATGACCGAGATATTGTCGAATCGTCGCCTGGACGTTGGCGGTGCAGCCTCGATTATCACATTTGGAGTGAAGACTAATGGCCGAATATGCAGGGTATCGAACCAAGCTCGAAGTTGAAATTGCGTCTGTCTATACCGTCGTGGCGCAAATCCGCGACCTGTCGGGGCCAGAGGCAGAATCCGACCAGATTGAAGTGTCGCATCGTGGCAATGCCGGAGCGATTGACCGCTGGCGTCGTTATGTAGCTGGCCTGGCAGATGGGGGCGAGGTCTCATTTGATGTCGTCTTTGACCCTGACCATGCCAGCCATGATCCAACTGTCTCTGGCTCGATGTGGGACTTGCTGGAAACGGGCGAGGTGAACAGTTTCCGTATCACCTTCCCAGGTGCGGGCAGTGACATTACCACAGCCACCTTTGACGCATTTGTAAGCGGCTTTGCCATTAACTCACCACTGGAAGATGGCATCACCGCCGATCTCACTCTCAAAATCACTGGCGCGGTTACCTGGGCGCACGCATAAGGGGCAACGATGGCCGTATTAGGACGTGAAATTGTCGGCAAAGAGCATGGCAAGACCAAAGAGATTGCGGTCGAGGAATGGGGTGGCAACATCCTTATTCGCCAGTTAAGCCACCAAGAAGTGGTCACCATCCAGGCGATGGCGCGGGATGCGGTAGACCAAAAGACGCAATCTATCAAAGATCGGACAAAGCTCAGTAAGTTCAACTTTGAGCTAATCCGCTTGTCTTGGGTGGATGAAAGTGGCGCACGGGTACTGGAAGGCACTGATGCCGACTATCAGTGGCTGGTCAGCCAACCAAATGTGACAATCAAAAAGCTCACAAATGCAATGGCTGACTTTAGTGGGCTGAAAGACGAATCTGCGGACGACGCTGAAAAAAACTAGTCACCGATCCTGAGCGGCGGTTCTGGTTCCGGCTTGCGCTTGCTCTGGGCGCAACGGTGCAGGAGCTTCAGGATCGGATGACCCACGCCGAGTATCTGGAGTGGATTGCCTTCGACAAGCATGAGCCGATTGGCAATCGGCGCGGCGACTATCACACAGCGATGCTCATGCTGATTCTCGCCAGCATCCACCGAGGCAAAGGGAAGAAAACGCCTAAGCTGGAGAACTTTTTGCCCGACTGGTGGGATGATCGAAAAAGCCCTACTGCCCTAGTCGCAAAGTTCCGCGCTGCAACAGCGAACACGAGGACAGAGAGCAGTGGCAACAACATTAGAAACACTCGTAGTCAAGTTAGCCGGTGACTCGGCTGACTATGACAAGACCTTTAAGGATGCGGGCACATCCCTCGACAGTTTTGCGAAGAACGCCAAAGACATTGGTGGCAAGCTATCGCTGGCTGTGACCACCCCACTGCTTGCGCTGGGCGGAGTCGCTCTCAACTCCGCCTCAGACCTCGAAGAAACCACTTCGAAAGTCAACACCCTCTTTGGCGATCAGGCGACTGCCATCCAAACGTGGGCCAACAATAGCTCGGCAGCGTTCGGCCTGAGCAAAGAGGCTGCGCTCGACAGCGTGGGCACACTTGGCAATATGTTCATGCAGTTGGGGGCGCAAAACGCTCATGCCGCTACACTGAGTCAGGGCATGGTTGAGCTTTCAGCGGACATTGCCTCGTTTCACAACGTTGCGGGCGGCAGCGGCGAAGTATTGGACGCCATGACCTCTGCTTTCCGTGGCGAGTATGATGCCCTGCAGCGATACATCCCCACCATCAACGCGGCTGCTGTCGAACATACAGCCCTTGCCATGACTGGCAAGGAAAGTGCCAAAGAACTGACAAGCCTTGAAAAAGCATTAGCTGTCCAAGAAATCATTATGCGGGATGCCGGTGCCGCGGTTGGTGATTTTGCGCGTACTTCGGACGGACTTGCTAATACGCAGCGAATTTTGCAGGCAGACTTGGCTGACATCAGTGCAGAGTTAGGAAAAGAACTGATTCCTGTCGCTCTGGAGGTCACAAGAGGCGTCAAAGACCTGCTCGGCTGGTTCAAGGAACTGAGTCCTGAGTCCAAGAAGATTGTTGTCGGGGTTGCTGGCATCGCTGCAGCTGCAGGGCCAGTAATTATTGCAGTTGGCACGATGGCGAGTGCAGTCAGCGGCATCATGGGGCTGATTGGTGGCACGGCAGGGCTGACCACGCTGCTTGGCGGGTTAGGCACAGCTTTGACCGTCCTGACAGGGCCAATCGGGATTGTGCTGCTGGCCGTGGCTGGCTTGGCAGCGGCCTGGGCAACGGACTTCTTGGGCATCCGAACCAAGACGGAAGAGTTTTGGGGCTGGATCAGCACAGAGACGCCCAAGCAGCTAGGCAGTCTCAAGACCAGTTGGGAGGGCTTTACCGATTGGCTGCAATCCGACAATACGACCAAGTTGGAAACACTGAAGAGCGGGTGGGGTGTGTGGTATGAATGGCTGGATACGCAGACAGGCGGCAAGCTCACAACCGTCAAAGGGTACTGGGACAATTTTATAGGTGGCGCGCAGACGACCGTCCTGGGTGGCCTGCAAATTATGCAGGGCGACTGGTCAGGGGGTCTTGAGACCCTGCGCGGCGTAGCCGAAGGCGCATGGAATACGATTTACAGTCTATTCGGCACCCAGATTGAGGCGGTAAAAGGCGTAATCACCGGCGTTGACTGGTGGGCATTGGGCGAAGCCATCATGCAAGGTGTCGCCAATGGCATCGATGCCGGATTGTCTTGGGTGACGGAAGCTGCCAGGGGGGCAGCGCAAGCCGCTCTGGATGCAGCAAAAGGATTTCTAGGCATTCGCAGCCCATCCAGGCTTGCAAGCAACGAAATCGGCAAGCCCTTCAGCGAGGGTGTCGGCGCAGGGATGGCCGAAGAAATGCCTAACGTAACCAACCGTCTTCAGGCAGCATTAGATGGTCTCATGCGCGATATTGTGCCAGCGCAGCCCCAAATGGCTACAGCGGCCAGCGCGCCTATTAATGTGACTGTCTACCTGTCAGGCTCTGCCACGTATGATGATGGCCGCGCATTGGGCACTGGTATCGTCGATGAGTTTCGGGCAAGAGGAATCGCCTAATGTCCTACAAACTAACAGATTTTGACGGTGTGCCGCTGCCGGATGCGATGCCGACGGATGACCTGTCCACAGGCATGGTCGAATCGTCTCTGCGAGACAGCATCGGAGGCGTCTATAACTATTTCGGCTCCGCGCAGCGATTGCCAAGACGCCATCAGATCCCCCATAAGGGCAAGTATGTGGGAGAGGTCGATGTGCGAGTCACCAGCGACGGCGATACCCGTGTGACCAGCGACGGCGATACCCGTGTGACCGCCGCAAGCAAACTCGCAGACCTAGCAGGCAAGACCGATGATCTCAAGTCGATGATTGGCAAGTGGGCACCTTTGTGGCGCGAGCGATTAACTGACGGGCAACTCACCTGGAAGCAGTGTCGCCTGCTGCAAGTGCGCCATGTGGAGACAGTAGAGCAAGCCAACGTGGTCAGCGAGGTGGAAACCGTCTTCGAGACCAGCGATGTCGGCTGGCGCAGCGAAGGGGCGGTGACGACCTCGGTGAATGCCGTGGGCGGCACACCCGTTGCGCTCAACGTGCCGAATGCCGGTGCCTTGCAGGTGAATGATGCCATCGTGCGAATCGCGCGTACCAGCGGCACGATTACACAGGTAAGCATTACAGGGGCGGGCATTGACATCACCTGGACAGGCAGCATCGGGGCCAGCGAGACGCTAGAAATCGATGCAGGGGAGCAGACCGTCCTGATAGGCAGCACCGAACAGTACAGCGGGTTCAGCCTGGGCAGTGGGCACAGCGACGATCATTGGCTACCACTTGCGCCAGGGTCGAACATCCTGATAGCGACGGTGACCGGCGGCAATGCCACTGTAAGCGTGGAGCATTATAACCAATGGCCGTAGGGATAGAACAAATGTGGTATAATACACCTATCCTCAATCAAAAAAGTAGCAGGGCGTTGGAGCGCACCTGCTACCCATTCAGTACCTGTGTTCGAGGCACAGATACCATGTCAGATCATACCCGCGCCAACAATTCGACGCAAGAAACTCCTTATGGCTATTGCCATTGTGGTTGTGGTCAAAAAACGCCCATCTCACCCAAAACTGTTGCCGCGCAAGGCTTTGTGAAAGGCCAACCGCGCATGTACATGCCCCATCATTCGCGACGTAAGCCACTGTCCATGCTGGATGCGCCAAAAACATGCTCCATGTGCCAAAAAGAAAAGCCATTATCAGAGTTCCATAAATGCAAAAAATCCCAAGATGGCCACGGTTATCGCTGCAAAGAATGTGGCAGGATGGCGGCCCGAAAATGGCACCACGCCAACCGCGAGCGCGCCAACACCAACTCTCGAAATTGGTATAAAAACAATCCGGAGAGACTAAGGCAATACCGGGCCGCCAACAGAGAGCGCAGCAGGGAGCAGCATCGGCAATGGATCGCGGCTAACCCTGAAGCAAGAAGGCGGTACGACAGGAAATATTATGCAGCAAATAGAGAGCGTCAGATCGAAAAAAGCCGCCTCCGATATGCGGCGAACAGAGATCGTGCCAACGAGCAAGCAAGAGCTTGGCGAAAGGCCAATCCTGACGCGGCGAAATCTCTAAAGCGCAACTATAAAGCACGCAAACGGAATGCCGATGGCACACATACCGCCGCCGACATTCGGGCGCAATACAAAGCCCAGAAGGGCAATTGCTACTACTGCGGGGAGAAAGTTGGGGGTGCTTACCATGTGGATCACGTAATCCCTTTGTCTCGCGGAGGTTCCAACGGCCGTGAAAATATCGTAATTGCTTGCCCCACTTGCAACATGTCGAAGCATGATAAGATGCCCCACGAATGGCCGGAGGGCGGTAGGCTACTGTGAAATTCTGGATAGACGTAGAGACTAGCGCGGGCGCAAAGTTAGGTTCGGGGCCGATCACGTCGGCGTCGAATTTCCGCTTTACTAGCCGCATAGATCGCTCTGGCAGCTTCTCTTTTGCCCTCCCCGCCAGTGACGAAAAGGCCGCGCTTGTCCAAGTGAAGCGGGTGGTTCGCGCTTATGCCATTCTGAACGGTCAACGGGTCAACGTCGGCAGCGGCGTCATTGATTTGATTGAACATGACGCGCAGCCGGATGGCACGGTGATTCTGCGCGTATCCGGCAGCGACCTGTTAAGGGAACTGACATATCGCTCTGTTCAAAATCTAAAGCTCTACTCCAACAACCAACCAGTCAGTCAGGCTGTTGCTCTTGCCGCGGTTGAAGCGTATGCTCCTACGGGGTGGTCGTTTGCACCGGATGCAAGCCCTCCGAATGATTCCGTGTATGCATATTTCGGTGGAGAGTCTGTTTTATCCGCAATCATCAAGATCGCAGATAAAACTTACAGTCATTTTGTGGGCGGGCTTGACCGCACAGTGGCCTTTTCGTCGGACTTTGCCTCTAGTGGCATCCGCGCAGTGCAGGCCAGAGGGCACCTGCCATCCAATATCTGTGCCATCACGAATCTGGTTCAGAAAAAGGACGTCGCCGACCTTATCACGAGGACATACCCGCGCGGCTCTGGCAACGCGGAAGTCCAATTGACTTTACGTGCCACTGATCGCACGGCTCCTGCGGGGTTCGAGAACGACGACGCGGTGTCTACCTACGGAGTAATCGAGCGTTGGATCGATTACCGAGATGTCGGCCCGATTTCAAATACCGCCACTGACATCCAAAGCGCAGCAAACGCCCTCTTCGACGCGGCCATCGAAGAATTACGCCGTCGCAGCACCGAGTTGGAGCAATCCACCTATACCATGCAGATAGCGGGCTGCAGCCAACTCTTGCGCCCCATGCAATCAATTCATGTAGTCTATCGCAACAGCCTGGCAGGGTTGGACATCAATGCCGACCTGAACATTCTCGAAGCGACCTGGCAGGTTGACAGCAGCGGCGTCCACACCACAGCCTTGCAGGTTTCCAATGCCGACCGATGGCCCAAGAGCGACGTGGGCACTATCGTCGATGACATTGAGCAAGGGCACGTCTATCAGGCGTTACCGCAACTCAACGCCAACAGTTATGTCACGGCCTACACCAAGAACATCGACGCCGATGAAATCGCCGCCTTCCGCTTCCGCTTTGGCAATGAAGTCACCCAACTGCAGCAGGTGCTTTTCGAGTTTCAGCTACTGCCCTTCGAATCGACCGTCAAGAACGTTGCCGGTTCAACCACCACATCGAGCAGCGGCGGTGGCAGCGTGCAGAGTGCCTCATCGGGTGGAAGCCACACGCACAGCGTCACAATTCCGAGTCACAGCCATACAGTGACGATTGCTGCTCACAGTCACACCGTTACCATTGCAGCCCATAGCCATACCGTTACCATTGCCGCGCACAATCATACGGTGACAGTGGCGGCTCATACACATACGGTTTCCATTGCCTCACACACGCACACGGTGAGCATTGCGGCGCATAGCCACAATATCCCAGTCTATGACACACCGTCGCCCGGCAGTCCATCGAACAGCGCGATGATGTTTGACCGCAGCAACGACATCTTTGTTATATCGGTGTCCGGGACAGGCAACCCCGACTATGGCACAACGACAGATAGCGGCGGCAGTTCGACGCCCACGACCGCAAGCGGAGGGTCGCAGACGCCGACCAGCAGTAGTGGCGGCTCTCAGTCACCAACCAGCAGCACGCAGGCGCAGACGACACCGAGTTCCTCGACGCTATCGCAGACGACGCCAAGTTCATCTACGCAGGCACAGACGACGCCGAGTTCTAGCCTAGCCAGCCAGTCCGTGGAAACGAGTTCAACGAATGGGGCGCACACCCACGCCGTGACCATTCCGAGCCATACGCACACGTTGACGCCGGTGATCACCACCGTCTATGGCATCTTCCGTGCAGACGTGGAAGACACCTACGAAGTCGACGAGCTTGAGTATCAGATCAACAGTGGCGGCTGGCAAGACCTTGAGACCGACTCAGCCGATGCGGGGAGTGGATGGTATGCACTGGACATTACCGGCGACGTGTATGACAGCACGACGTATCGACCTTTGCAGGCAAGCAATCTGCTGGAAATACGCGCCAAGCTGACCGGCTCACTCAACATATCGACATGGAACCTGAGCAGCGGCTATCTCACCATTACCACTTCCAGCGCGCATGGCATTGAGCAAGGCGACATTATCGAGATTGTCGGTCAAAGTCTAACCGGCTTGGGCGTTAACCTTAACGGCGAATATACGGTGTACGCTGTTGGCGGCACCCACACTTTCATCGTCCCAAAAGCCGGCGCACTTGAGTCGGGGATTGGTGACGGCGCAGTCCGCCGCCACAAAACAGCAACCATCGACGCGCAACTCAGCGTGCGCAATACCATACAGGCAATAGCATATGTCTAAACCGCTTATCTCGCTGTGCATGATCGTAAAGAATGAAGAAGAGGTATTGCCCAGGGCTTTAGCCAACTGGAAAGCTCTTGCCGACGAACTCATCATCGTCGATACTGGCTCCACGGACTGCACAGTTGAGATTGCCGAGAGCTATGGCGCAACGGTGCTGCACTATGACTGGCAGTATCCAGGTCACAAAGGCGAGGCGCGTAT